ATCCCCGTGTTTAGGTCTAGCATTTTTCCACCAACCATAAGGTACGCCATGAGTATAATTTTGTGGTAGTTTTCTATCTTCTTTATTAGCATCAGTAGCAATAGAACCACTAGGACTTTCACTATAATCAGTAAAATCTAACCAACCTATGTCTTCTGGTTTACACTTAGAACCTTGTACAGCCAAAGTTTCATTAACCCACTTACCTTGTCCTCCATAAACGGATTTTTGTGCAGATAATTCGTTAAATCTTTCTTCTTTGAGTCCAGGAACTAAAGCACCACACGTATTCGATACTTCTTTACCTTCTCCATCAATTACTGTATCCGGACTATTCCATTCACCGTAACAGTGTACATTTGGTCTCCATTGACATCTGGATTCAACACCGTCTTTATATAAATAATAATTACTTTTAATACAATTGTCTCTTTGATCGTGATATTCACTACAATTTTTTATATTATTTGATGATGCATAATTCCATAAATCATTAATTTTTAATTTATGTTTAAATGTACCATTCTTATAAAAGCGTATATGCTTTTCATCATCACTAGTACCAATATCAACATTAATTCTTAAACTAGTTGGCACTGTTGGACTAGGAGGGGGGCCTGTGTAACTACCTAAATAAATATTTGCTCTTTTATAAAAATAATCATCAATAGCAACTTTATAAAGATAATTATAGTACATTTTTTGACCAGTAGAATTGTTATCAATATTTTCATTAGAATTTCCTATGTACATATCCCAATCTCCAATTTCTTTGGTATCATTAGTAATAAAAATTTCAAAATTGCTACTTTTATATTTATTTAATTCATTTATTACATCACTTTTAGTTACAGTACTTGATTCATTAGCACCCACAGACGTCCCCGTCCAATTTGCAGTAACGGACTGATTGGTTATACTATATGTTATATTAGTTTGCGATATTGTATTCGGTAAAGTATTAATACCTAATGCAATTTTAGCTGTATCATCTGTAAAATCTGGAACATGTGTTAGTTTGTTTTGCATTTCATTTGGTAATTCATCATAGATTATTTTCCTTACAGCAAATTGAACCTCGTCATCTGTACCACTTCCAAGTGTATATACCATGTACTTATTACCATCCTTAATCAATGTTCGTTCCGAATTATACATACTCTCTATACCATTGGTAGTACTGATTTTGGTATCACATTTACCACAATTTATAAAATCTGATTGTCTCTGTCTACACGCCTCCGAAGAGTTTTCATTACACTCTTGACCTATAGTTTGTGCTAAATCATATTCACCCATTCTTTCCAACCTTTTACCTTCTTTTAATTCATAACTACCTTGTTTAGGTTTAAAAAAACACGGTCTGAAGGTACTGTTAGAAATTTCAGTAAGTTCTCCACTTGAATTTAGATTAAAACTATCACACGCTCCTCGAGTTACATAATCATATATAAAAATAGGTTCACCGGTACCCTCCTTATAATTAGGATTTAATTTTTGTCCAGGGCACACGGCTTCAGTATACTCTGTATAATTACTTGTAAATCCCCCGTCATTTTTATTTTTATCTGGTACTATGTTGTCTGTTTCAAGACCCGTGTTCAATTCACAAGTACCAACCTGTCGACTATACGCAAATCCTTCATCACATGGTTTTGAAGCACTTCTATAAACTTCAAGTGGGTCAACATACGCACCTATACCAGTTACCCATCTACATATTTTTTTATCCGAACCGTATATATAATCAATTTTTTTTTCATCACAGTCACTTTTTTTTAATAAGGTTTTACATATTTCATTCGTATCTATATACTTAGTTTCACCATCTACATTCGCAAGTAATTTTGCATCTTCCGAATCGTACGAATAAGTACCATCTGAACCTCCTGGGTTATACACGCGCGGAAAACATTTACCTGGTTCGTGGGTATAACAAATTTTTTCCGATTTATAATCGGTTTTGAACTTACCAGAGTTTGGTATATTATTTACTACATCATCACCACTAATCTCATTCAATGTAAAATTATCACAATATTCATGATCACCTTCTAACTGAGTTTCGCATAAATTTTTTATTGCATCACTCGTTTCTTTTAATTCATCTTCTGTATAACCACCTTCAGAAAACAAAACACTAGCATCTTTTACAGTACACTTAGTCTCATTATCTTCTGATTTTTTTTGAATTTCACTCCATTCTTCGTCCGCTAACCCCGTTAAAAACTGTAAATTATCCGTGGGTTTAAAGTTTTCAAAATATTCTAACGCCTGTTCGTATGCAGACTTAGTTACAGGTAATGAATTATTCGAATCCGAAGGAGGTGAAGTCGGAGCTTGAGCTGGAGCTGGAGCTGGAGCTGGAGCTGGAGCTGGAGACGTACTTTTTTTAGGTATTATGAAACATTTATCCTTATCCCAATCGTCTTGTTTAAACGTTCCACCCGTACACGTGTATAAACTATAAAATGAAAAAGCTAATATTAGTATAAGAACTATTACTAATATAGTAATAATAATTTCTTCGTCCGCACTGGACATATTATTATTCTTATATTAGAAGAACAAAAAAATATTGAATTTAAATTTAAATCAAACCGGTTTTCTCACGTTCCTCTGGTGTTTTTATAGCATACATAAGTATCAAAAACAAAAATGTCGAAATGAGTGCATACTCTATATCTCGTGTAGCCGTTAAAGCTATGAGCGTTAACGATACAAACCTAAAAGCTTTACTATTAAAAAGTGTTTCGAGACGTTTTGGTATTTTAATGGCGTTACCGGAAAAAACACCCTGGTATAAAATAATCAGCGTGTAAACAACAGGTTGCGTTTTTATAAACGCCTCAGTAGGTCGACTAACGGGACCCAAAAAGTTAGATAACAGTTTACTCATATCTTACCATTTAACTATATTTTTTTTTCTATTTGGATTTTTCAATGTGTTTTGCTATTTCGCTCGTTTTACTATTAGACAGTTTTCTAAGTTCGCTATTACTCATACTATCACTTTTTTTCTTAAAACTTTTTAAAACCGTTCTCCAATTGTTTTTATCCATTTTATTAAGCGCACTTTCCGATTTGCTTTTTAGTTTTAGTTCTATTTTATTTATATATACCTTTCGGTTTTCCAATAGTTTCGTAAGTTGTGATGAAGATTTTGTCTTTTTGTATTTACCACCCTGAGTTTGTATACACATACCAGACTTTACAAAATCCGAATTCGTATTCGTATTTTTCTTATTTTTATCATTAAACAAAGACATGAATCTTTTTCGAATAAACTCGTTCGTACTTGTCATTTTCTTATATTATACAATTAAAATATTTTATTATATTAAATGTCTAATAAACCTAAATTATCCAATTTAAACAGGGTAGAAAGTATAAAAGTAGATGCTTTCAGGAATAAAAAGATTAAACTATCAAATTTACACAAAATAATAAAAAATGTATTACCAAATGCTGAAATACCTTTCAAAAAAAGTAATGACTATATAAATTTAAATAAAGTTTCACAAATGTCCATAGGTAAACATTTACATGCTTTTTATAATAAAAAAGAAAGAAATTCAAAAAGGTACATGGAAGACGTTTTAAACTATACCACACAACTTGTTCATAATCAACGTCCAGAACATATAAAAAGATCTGTACCTTTATCACCGAGTAGAGGTTCAGTTAAGATTAAGAAAAAAAGTACTACAGTATTAAATAAATTATATAAAATAAAAGCTGGAAAAGAATATATTAAAATGCAAACTCTGGCTAACATAGCAAATCAAGTGTATCAGGTACCAGGGAATGCGGGGTTTGTACCAAATAAGTATCACAGAAAAGATTTAAAGGTCAACGTAAGACCTTTAAGAAATTCAGTCATAAAATACTTAGATCTTAGAAAATACCCCTCGGTACGTGTTCAAGAAGGAAGAATATTACACAATAATATAATGAAATTACTTTCGAATCAAGGTAATATACAACCACCCAAAGAAAATGTTACAACACCACAATCTCGAAAAAGATTTAAATCACCCACGCGTATAATGGAAACTCCCAAAAACTCACCAAAACTTAAAAGAAGAAGAAAAAATAATTAATTACTATAAAATTTTAAAACACTTTTTATTACTATACATTCAATTCTATAGTAATAAAAATTGATCATTTCAAAACGGTTCCCATAACGCGTTCGCTAGGTATATATTTACCAGGTCTAAGAACAGACGGTGGGTGTAACATATCAAACTCTTCAGTCGCGTCTTTACCCGCGAACAAAAGAATAGCTTGTTTACCCCCTGGATGGTCCTTTAAAAATTCGGTTAAATCGTAAACTTTATCGTGAATGATTACCCAACAGTCCTTCTCGGTATTATGTTTATAAACTTCGTTAGGATATATTTTAGGGTTAATGTGGTCGTTTATGTTTTGTACTCTATTCATATTATTACCATTTTTTATTTTTACCTTTATGTTTGTCTATTTTTATCGCATACTTAGAATTTTTATTAAACTCGACGTAATCAACTTCACCATCGGGTGCAAATATCTTTTCGAGGAAACCCCTCATAGTGAAATCATCTGCATTAACCGATGTACGTTTTTTTGTTTTCGTCTTATTCGTACTTTTCTTACAAGTGGTCACTACTACTAATCTTGTTTGAGGCACTACCGCGAACATCTTATCTAATATCGCTATTATTTTCTTTCATTTCTAAAATCGCATCGCGTTCGCATTTGAGTTCGTGTATGATTTCAAAAAGGGCTTTCTGTTCGCGTCCTTCGGACCGTGTACAGTGTGAACTGATTCGGTATATCTTAGCATCGAGTTCTTGGACTCTCCTGGAGTTAGCGTTAGTTCTAGGTTCTGAAGTGGCAATAGATGAGAGAAAAGGTGTTCTCAACATACTATAACCTGGTAAAAAAACTTTATTTATTTTTTTTATTTTTAGGAGGTGGAGGAGGTTTTTTATTTTTAGGAGGTGGAGGAGGTTTTCTTCTCGGCGTAGCGTTTTTAAAAAACTCTCTACTAAGTCTATTATATTCTTTTTTATCTTTAGGATCTACACCCCTCTTTTCTCTCTCGTTACGTTGCATCTTAGATCCGAGTTTAGATATTTTGTTTAAGAGCTTTTTAATGTTTGAATTCATTATTATACTTTTGTATTACATTTTTATTTTTATTTCTTTTTAGTTTCGAAATCCTCATAAATAGAACGTACATATAGTTTCGTGCACGCTGTAGTTATGAGAGTTAGTGAAGTTACGTATATATAAGGGAAAGCATTCTTTATCATTTTTATAGTACATCATTTTATTTAAACAAAAAAAACTATACCACCACCGACGTCTTCGTTTTGGTAACGTTATCGTGGAAATATTCACAAAAATTCTTAATTTTAGGAAGCGTATCCGAACGCCACTTATTTTTGTCACGGTTTATCATGTACCCCATTCTAGAATCGTTATACTGTTCTATGAGTTCACACGTGTCCACGTTCAACATCTCCATATAAGCTTGACATTGCACCTCCTCGTAATCCCTGACTTCCCTGAACAAACGTCTGGACCGATTTTTTATCTCCACAATGGTTTTCGTTCCGTCTTCGTTCTCACGCATACGATCTATTCGACCCACGATTTCGTAATCCGTACCCTCGATAGTACAAACCTTATACGTATAAAAATTTTCGTCGATCAATAAATCGTCGTAATTATTTGCCGTAGTTTCCTCGTGTCGCGTACCATGGTTCGTAAACAGCGTTTTGCGTAAGTGTTCGGTCGCAATCTTCTTATCTTCACCTCTCAATTTAGAGTATAAATCCAACTGATTAGATACCGCTTTTAGTTTACGCTCGACATCCGTAGAATTGAACGATTTATAGTTTTCGGTATCCTTTAAAAGCGACATTGCAAAATCACACTTCTCTATAGTTTCAATCGCTAATTGTTCCTTCGTCTTACCTATAAACGTATCGGGGAAATATTTGTTCCATAAATTATCAATGATCTCCTTCGGTTTTTTATACTGATTTTTACCAACGATAGACGCAATATCGGAAGCTTTTAAAACGATCCGGTTTACACCTATACTCTTAAACGCTCTTTTATTATCACGAAGGCGTGGGTATACCTCTCCACACGCACGAGCATCGTTTAGTGCATCGTGTGCACCATCAAAGTCTCTTCCGAAAACGTTATTAAACACCGTTATAAGTTTGTGATTGTGTAAAGTCGGAAAAACTCGACGCGCGAGATCCAAAGTACACGTAAACGTAACGTCCTTAAACGGTTCAATACTTAATCCTCTTCGGTAACACTCCGAAAAAAAGACATTCTCGTCAAAAAACGAATTGTGTGCAATCAGGAGTTTCGTATCACGAACAGCCTCCTTGAACGATTCGTAAAGGTACTCGAAAGGTTGTCCCTTCTCCAAAGCGTGTTCGTGCGTAACACCGTGAACGTGTGTCGCGGTAACCTCGTACGTGTCCGGGTACGAAATTGCATGGTACGATCCCAACTCTTTACCGGTATAGTCATACTTAACAAAAGCTAAAGTGACTATCCTACACTTATTGAACTTATCTATGTTTTCGGGTGTCGCTCTTTCCCCGTACTTCGTGGTCGGAAGACCAGTCGTCTCGGTATCCCAAGCGATATAATTCATTAACCAAAATTAAAGTGGTTTCTTTAAATATGATGATATAAAATCAACTTTCGTATAGTGTTATATTCTATCGAAACTTGAGTTACTTAGGTTTATTTATGCTCATTTCTTAAAATTATCTAAAAAACGTCTCGCTATCATCATCCACCCTACGCTTAAAAAAACAATCTCACCGTCAGTATTCATTACTTTTACACTTTATTATTTTTCGAATGTATCGAGTGCGTCGTGATAATTTTGTAATTCCTCTGGATTATTCTTACAATTCAAATCACAAGATGCAATCATACCATACACAACACTCCCATCAACAATTTCCTCCTCGACGAGAATGTCTTTAAGGTGTTCGAGTTTTACCCTGTACTTTTTGAGATACTCGAGAACCTCTTTGTAACAATCACGCACTAAACACACGACCTCGGTATCTATTCTGTTCTTCATATCACTAGAAAGAGAATTCGGATCGGCGTTAAGTTTACCCAAAGTACTACCCATACCGTACGTTACGATCATTTCGCGCGCTATTTGGTACGTTTGTTGGAAATCACTCGATGCACCCGTCGTCACTCTATCTTTACCGTAAACTATCTCTTCCGCGGCGTGACCCCCTAAAGCCACTTTTATTTGAGATAACAAGTACTCTTTGGTAAACATACCTATATCGTCCGTCGACGGTTGGAAAAAGGTAACACCACCCGCATCCCCTCTCGGTATTATACTCACCTTTCTAACCTCATCGTATTCGGGCATAAGTACACCAATTATGGCGTGTCCTGCCTCGTGGTAAGCGACACGCGCCTTACGCGCGCCTGAAACGCTTCTACCACCCTTTGCACCCACAACAATTCTCTGGTACACGTCCTCTATTATTTCTGGTGTTATTATACCATTTTCACACTCACGAACCGCGCGTATAGCACACTCGTTCATGAGGTTTGCTAAGTCTGCACCCGAGAACCCCGTGGTTTGTCTCGCGACGTCTATGAGTTTAACTTCACCACTCAACAACTTATCTTTAGTGTGTACTTCGAGTATCTTTTCCCGTCCGTGAACGTCGGGTAAAGAAACTTGGATTTTTCTATCGAAACGACCCGGTCGAAGTAAAGCTTCGTCGAGAATATCGACGCGGTTTGTTGCCGCTATGACAACAATTTGTGATTCGTTATCGAACCCATCCATTTCCGTAAGAAGTTGGTTTATAGTTTGTTCTCGTTCATCGTTCGACGCAAACCCGTTCATACTTCGTTTTTTACCAATAGCATCAATTTCGTCAATAAACACAATACACGGTTGGTTTTGTCTCGCCATTTCAAATATGTCACGAACGCGTTTCGCACCAACACCTACAAACATTTCGACGAACGACGATCCCGAACACTGAATGAACGGAACCGAAGATTCACCGGCAATGGCTCGCGCGAGAAGTGTTTTGCCTGTTCCCGGTTTACCCGTCAAAAGTGCACCTTTGGGAATCTTAGCACCCGTACCAAAAAACTTCTCCGGTTTTCTGAGAAAATCAACGATTTCCTCGAGCTCATCCTTTGCACTATCTATACCCTGAACGTCTTCGAAACGAGTCTTTATTTCACTTTCTACGTCTATTTCCTTTTTCATCATATCAAAAGGGGCACCGCCCTGTACCTGACTGAACATTCTAAAAATAGCCACAAAAAACAGTATCGTGAAAAACATTGAAAAGAAATCAAGAGCACTTGGTGGTGATGCGACATGTTCTATTTCAAAGTTTGCTTTACTGTCTATCAAAGTTTTCCAAAACTCGTTCGAAGGAACGTACTCAGAAACACTCAATGTTCCATCCTGTTCTATAAAGTATACGGTGTTCGTTTCCGGTCTAACTTTTATATCAAGTATCTCGTTTTTCTTAACACCGCGAACAAATTGACTGAACAGTTTAGGTTCATATTGAGGTTTCTTTTCAATTTTTATGGGGGGAGCGCTGAATAGTTTGGCATGAGCGTTAAGACTAGCCATTATAATTACATACAATAATAAAATGACGAAAAATTCGCGATCTTTTACGTGGTGAAACCACAATTTACGTAGTTTTTTAAACTTTTTCTTGAGGATCTTTTTTACCTTCCTCCATTTCATATTACAACATATTAATGTACACTCCTTATACCAGTTAAACACGCGTAAACCTCGCAAACTTTAATTTATCACCTGCATAATACTTTTTGTAAGATTTGATAATACTTGGGTCTTTATATTCATCGGGCATACACTCGGGTATATGCGTAAGTTCACTTTTAACGTCTTCGGTAGCGTAATACGCTTTCTCACTCTCACGAAGTTCGAAGTGTTTCGGTCTATTTTTATAAAGCCAAAGTGCGTGTTTAGCACACGCGTGCATTTTACCGAACCTTTTGTTATACTCGAGTGCTAAAGCCATTGCAATTTCACCCGCAAAAAGATAGTTTTCGAGACTTGAAGATATCCACATCGTCATGGGGTGTCCTTTGTGTGCAGGTTTATAACCACGCGACGTTTTGTTTTTGTTAAAGGGGGCGTGTTCTGAAACGTAATCAGTTTCATTCGAAAAAAACCATGCCGTATACATCATTTGGCATATCTCTAAAAGAATCTTGATTACATGTTGATCGCAATACATATAAGCAAGTTCCTCTGGGTTCATAGAAAGGAAAAATATGTTCATTTTGTTTACTTGTTTTTTTATTAAAAAAGGTTCTACTTAAGTTAATCATCACCATCGGAAATGTACTCTTCAACGTCACCCACAATTTCCTGATCGTCTTCATCTATCTCTACATCCATACCACCATCATCCTCGTCATCTTCCTCGTTATCATCCTCGTTATCATCCTCGTCATCTTCAATTTCATCCTTTTCGATTTCTTCTTCCTTCTCCATTTTCTTAACTTTCTTCACCGTTCCCTTTTTACGTGATGACGAACTCACGGAAGGTGCATCTAAAATCTTTTCCAACTTTTTCCATTTAAGCTTTATGAGTTCCTGTCTTTTTTTGTGTTTATTTGCAACTGTCTCTATGTATTCCGAAGAACATCCCATGGATTTTAAAGTACTCAGAACGGCTTTTATCGGTGGTACCTTGTACTTACTATAATACTTTTCGTTTAGAATAGCCATTTGTGGTAAAATCTTAACACGCACTTTACCATTCTTCAAAACGGTAACGTCCACCTTTATCTTATCCAAATATTCCACGTAATCCTCACTTTTTTTACACGAATTCTCGTAAGGAGGCATTTCCTCGACGTTCGGTCTTTTAAAAGGAACGCCATAATACTCGTAATTCTTTTTCAGTAAGTTCACGTAACTCTCGGCATTCTGAACGTAAAATTTCTCGCGTTCAGGTGGTTTTGTATTTGTTCCATTAATTATTGTATGAATTAATGAACCAGGAATAAGTTTAGAACGTGCCATGTTTTGACGTTCCAAGTACTTTTCACGAATGTTTGCGCGGCGAATAGAAGATGAAGTTTCCATTTTTTTTTAGTATATTAATTTACTTGAATTTTATTACAACTTAGGTCTAATTCACACTCTAAAATATGGTGCGCCTGGAAATTTTGTAGCGATTCGTACGGACCCCAAAGTTCGATAACCTTTCGTTCCTTATCGTACCACATGTACGATAAATCGAGGTACCGCGTGAGCCAATAAAACTTTTTACCGTTCTTACCAATAAACTTGAACATTTCGTCTTCGTCATACATCGACACGTCCATTTGACTGTAGTGCGCTACTGGTGGGTTGTAAGGAGCCATTTTCTTTCTTACACTTACTTAGAATCTCCTGTTTAAGTCTGATATGTTTTTGTGTGTACTGTCCTTTTTTAGCTTTCTTATCACTCTTTGTCACGCGCTTCTTAAAGAGATCTTTCATTATACTACTTCTTTCTACTCTTTTTTTTAATTCGTTTTAAATTTATATTACTGTTTCCATGTATTTTATTTTGTTCCATTATTTTTCTTTTCTGTGGATCTATTTTTTTTACTGGTGTGTTAAATGCAGTAAGTTCCTTAATTTTCGCATATTTTGTTAACATTTTTTCACGATTTTTAAGACCCTGTTCATATAATTTTTCTTTTTTCTTAGGGTCTTTCTCTCCAAGGTGTTTTTTTTCAAGCTTATTTAACTTCCGTTGAATTTCTTTAATTTCACAAGAAAGTTTATTTATATTATTAGAACTCATATCGTTTATATATACCAATAATATAAATCTTACTTACGGGTTTATATTATAGGGGACTTTTTTACTTTTTTTTAAATAATCTTCTCTTAGTTTTTGGTTTTTCTTTTTCGTTTACCTTAGTATTATTACTCTTATTCTTATTTTTTTGTTTAATGGGGGTTCTTCCCTCTATCCACGCCTGGAAATTAAAAAATTTTACCGGTGAGTTAAGTCTTTTTTTTGCAGCCTCTCTAATCGTATTTGCCGCTTTTTTAGATGACGTACCCATGTTTACTCTGATAATTACTATTATTTTATTTTAAATCTTTAAAATTATTAACCGTTTTATTAATATTATTACTTAATTTTCTAAGTTTCGAAGGAGTATTTTTGTTTTTATTTTTATTATAGGTTTTAAAATAATCGTTAATTGCATTTTTAAGTGACTTTGCGTAACTTAATTTATTTATTACTAATTCAAGTTTTTTTTCTATAATACTAATCCAATTGATTAATCTTTTACGTTCTGCTTTTAAATGCGTAATATTTAATTCACCCCTATGAAATGTAACACTTTTTTCACTATTTTTATATAATCTAATCACGTCTTCAATCGCACTTTTAAGGTTCTTTAATACTCCAAGTTTTTTTTCGTTTCTTTCACGTACACTTTCACCTTTTTTAATTAATTCATTAAGTGCTGGTCTTTGCCTATTTATGTTATTGATCTGCTTTAATATATTAAATGTATTATTAGACATTATCTTAAATTAGCCTGGTATTTTATTTTTTACCGCACATACCACAGTACCCTTCACTTTCCTTCTTCTTTGGTTCATACATTAACGTATAAAGTATGACGAGCACAAAAACCGATACCGGAAGTATATAATTTGTATTCTTTTTCATTTTTACTATTAACTAACATTAAATTTCTTCGTCGAGACTAACATCTGACCCCGAATCATCATCTTCATCGCTTGGTAAAACGTACTCGGTATCGGATTCGTCGACCTGTTCGTACCCACCCGTAATTAACTTTTCGTAAAGACCCGTATCCTCCAAACACGTCGTATCGTAAAATCCAGAAATGGAATCTTTAGGTATAATTTCCAATTCGTTATCGAAATCCCAAATACCGTCGCCTATATAATCAAGTATAGAAACCTCATACTCGGTTCCCAAATCTTTTATAATCTTTGCAATACACATCATACCGTCTTCGAATTCAACGTCGACGATTTGTTTTTCCATTTTTTTATTTATCTATTTGGTTAAAGTTTAATTTCTTAAAGTATATTAAATACATGCAG